CCCCGGCAGGTGATTCTATAGCTAACTTCAGCATAGGCTGCGGCTGGAAAACAAAAAGCAAAGAAGGAACGGAGTGGGTCAACGTCAGTGCTTTCGGTAAGCTGGCTGAAATCTGTGGTCAATACCTCACGAAAGGCTCACAAGTCTATGTGCAGGGCAAAATGAAAACAGATAAATTTGAGGACAAGAACGGCGTTACCAAGTACAGCACCAAAATCAGTGCAGATACGGTGCAGTTTCTAGGCAAGGGCAAGGAGTCTGAGCCTAAGCATGATTCACGAAATATGCCAGCTACAGACCCGTACAAAACGCCTTTTGACGATATGCCTGACGATTTGCCGTTCTGATGTACAATTAATTTGCGTGATTGGTAGTTGCGCTTTGGGGCTGCGAGAAATCGTGGCCCTTTTTTTGTCTGTAAATATATTTGACAACTGTAATACTTCTATATAATATCTCTACATCAGGTTCATTTTGAGTCTGACTACAGGAGATACAGATGAGTAAATACGACGAGTTCTTCCCACGCCAAAAGCGCAAACCTTTTGAGCCAACACCGTTCCTTATAATAATTATTGTCTTGCTGGCAATTTCGTTCACATCTTATTTAAGTCAATCTTGCTAGGAGAGCATAAAATGATTACAGACTTCCAGTTAGCGGCAGCACGGTTAGTAATAAGTTTCTCACGAGCAGATAACGAAACTAAAACCAAACTATTAGACTCATACTTTGCAATGGTCAGGCAGTATGAGGAAGCTAAGTATCACAACAGAGAGCAAGAACAGAATCAGGGCTTGGACGAGGTGCTAGACGATCCACGTCACGGGCAGGCAGAACCATTAAACAGAGGTGACTTCTAATGAATGAATTTGAGGTAACACAAATGCTGCGTGATGCGATTGACCAAGACCCCAAAGGTAGGGTGTGGCACGTTAACACTAAACACCTAGTGGCGTTTGCACAGATGGTTGCTGACAAGACCAAGCGGGAATTACTTAGCAGCCCAGAAGAGTTTGATACTTGGTGTAAAGAGTCTGATGACGGCGCTTACGACAAGGAGAACACATGAACTCTAACTACGATACTAGCCCCAGAACGCTCAGAGAGGGCGCAGAACGCAATAAGTCACACGATGGCTACCTACCCTACCTAAACGCACCACGAGGGCTTGTAGGAGGCTACTCATCCGGCTCATGGGCTGAAGATGACAGGCGGCTTGTGCTATGGATTAAAGTGGCGTTTGTAGCTGCCATAGGAGGTCTAATATGTATTATTCAGACGATTATCGCCAATTAGCATGGGATTCCTTATTAATTAAGGGATGGGGTAAAGATGTTCGTATGCAAAGTCTGGTTGATATGTACAAAAAGGACTTTACAGAGCAGCAGTCTCCGTTCTCTGAGTTACGTCGATTTCCGTATATGTGGGATTTAGGTCTTTCAGCTAGGGTATTTGTGGCCCGATACATACCTAATCTGTCAGCAAAGCTCTGGGATAGTCCACAGGACGCACAGTATTGGCTGATGATAAACGGTGACAAGGTAAACAGACAGGACAATGCGGCTGATGCAGAGTCTAGGAGAAGGGACATTAATCTAATAAAAAAGTCTATGAGAGAGGATAAAAAAGCAATTGCCGGAAAGATGGAACGTAAGGATTTGTACGCAGCACACAGGCCCAGCGGTCAATGGAATGTATGTAAATAAATATAATACTCTGGTATAATTATGATATATATCAGGAGGAAGTATGGCACGAGCAGTATCTACAATTCGGGCGCTGTTAAAGGACTATGTGGGAGAGATCACACTGGCTGAGATAGATGCTAGATGTGACCTAAAGACCTGCGAAATCTCAATGGCTTTATGCTATTTGCTCAAGCAGAGATATGTCACTAGAGTAGCTATAAAGTCTAACCAGATATTGGGCCGCAAAGAAGTCTGGCTATATACCTACTACACAAAGAGACAACCTGTATGTTAATTGAACAGATAGGCATTGAGACACTAATTCCTTATGCAAACAACGCTAGGACGCATTCTGATGCACAAGTAGCTCAGATCGCAGCAAGTATTAGGGAGTTTGGTTTTAACAATCCTGTTCTAATAGATGAGCAGTCGAGCATCATAGCAGGCCACGGGAGGGTGCTGGCTGCGCGGAAACTTGAATTGGATAGTGTCCCCTGCATCCGGCTCAATCACCTCTCAGAGACGCAAAGAAGGGCTTATATTATTGCAGACAACAAGCTGGCTATGAACGCTGGCTGGGATGATGAGCTACTGGCGCTAGAGTTTGAAGGCTTGGGAGAGGAGGGCTTTGACCTAGAGTTAACAGGCTTTACGTTAGATGAGATAGCCGGACTTAGTCCTAAAATAACTGAAGGGTTAACGGACGAGGACGCTGTGCCGGAAGTCCCAGAGACTCCGATCACCAAGCTAGGCGATGTGTGGCTGCTGGGTAAGCATCGGGTAATGTGTGGAGATTCAACCAGCATTGATGCGGTTGAGGCGCTGATGGATGGGCAGAAGGCAGATATGGTTTTCACTGACCCGCCTTATGGTGTGGACTATGACGGAGGCCACGCGGTCAAAGGCAAGCGCAGGGAAAAACTAAAGAACGATGGCGATGCAAATATTTACGAGGGTGTGATGCCCGTTGTCTATCTCGCATCAAAAGATGGCGCAGCAGTATATCTTTGGTTCTCAGATAGTAAGTCCGCAGCAGTGTCCGCAGCAGTGTCCGCAGCAGTGTCCGCAGCAGGGTACGAGGTCAGGAATACTCTAATCTGGAACAAGAACGTTGCACAGTTCGGCGCGATTGGCGCACAGTATAAAAGCAAGCATGAGCCGTGCCTATACTGCTTCAAGAAAGGTCACGCGCCTTATTGGGCTGGCCCAAACAATGAAGTCAGCGTGTGGGATGTTAAACGCGCCTCGAAAAATGAGTTTCACCCCACACAAAAACCCGTTGAGCTTGGAGAGCGTGCGCTTAACAACAGCAGCAAAGGCGGCGACACTATCCTCGACCTGTTCGGAGGTAGCGGCAGCACGATGATTGCCTGCGAGAAAACAGGCCGAGAAGCACGGCTGATGGAGCTTGATCCGAAGTATGTGGACGTGATAGTCAAGAGATGGCAAGAATTTACTGGCAAGAAGGCTACGCTAGAGGCTACGGGCTTGGAATTTGAACTGTCTTGAGTGCGAGATAGCAGAGAAGAACCCCGGCTCTGGCTTATACCAATTCAATTGCCGCAGTTGCCGACAAAGACTAATATTAAAGAATAATTGCAGAGAATTACGCAAAAAGCTCGTTATTCAGTTCAGAAAATGGGGTGAGAACGAGGCAACAGAAGAGGGAGTCTGCAAGTGTAAGGAGTTCTGTTACAGGCAAAGGATGGTAGATGGACGATGTAGATCTAGCTAACGAGCAAGCAGAGAAGAGACTAGCAATCTTAATTAAACGGGCAAGCAAGCCATTAGTTAAAGGATCGCCGGGTGACTGCGATTTATGTGGCGAGTGGTCAGGACGTTTAGTAGAGGGAGTATGCGCTCCATGTCGAGATCGTTACAAAATCAAATAACTAGGAGAGATAAATGAGTCATTCACCACAACAATTCGTACTAACACTACTGCACAGCATTACTAACGCCCACATACTGCACTTCCAGACTAAAAGCTATAGCGAACACGTTGCGCTAGGTATGTACTATGAGGAAGTAGAAGATCTAGTAGATTCATTCGTAGAGGCATATCAAGGCTGCTACGGAATCATAGATGACTATGAGAAGTATTATCTACTGCCTACACCACCACTAAAGTATCTGACAAGTCTAAGTAAGTATGTAGAAGATGAAAGAAAGAAGCTACCGCAAGACTCAGAGCTACAGAATATAATAGATGAGATAGCACAGTTAATTGACAGCACAATCTACAAGCTGAAATTCCTAGCATGATACGCATAGGATGAGGCCAACATACGAAACGCAACAAGATTTAAACAGAGAAAGGGATATTGCTTCTTACCTTGAAAAAACATGGTTTTGTGAGATGGCAAAAATGCCTGTTAGATACCATTTAGATTATGTAATGAAAAGGAAGGGAAAGGTTGTAGGTTTTTGTGAGATCAAGACAAGAAACTACACGATGGATGCAATTAGTAATATGGGTGGCTATCTACTTAGTATTGGCAAATGGTCAGCAGCCAAGCAACTGTATGACTGTAGCAAGTTACCATTTATTTTAGTAGTCTGTACATTGGACGCAATATGGTATGCAAAATTTACAGAGTTTGTACCAAATAGTGTAGAGGTAAAGGGCAGAACAGATAGGAATGATTGGCAGGATGTAGAGCCTTGCGTCCTATTGGATACAAAGTTATTTATAAGAATACCATTCGCCAACGAAATTAATTAACGGAAATAATATGATACGCATGGTCAAGACACATAACGGCTACCAGATGCACGAGATAATCTGTGACTCGTCAGGAGCGCCAGTCAGCAGCTTTCCGGCTACCATTCAAGGTATGACAAGGCTAGACGCTATAAAGTATCTGGAAGATGTAATAGATGCAGCTAAACTGCCAGCTATTAGACTCAACAATACACATTAGGACTAGTATGAGAATTGATAAACCCGCACTAAAAAAGGATGGTCGATCTAAGAACGGTGGAAAGAGAGCCGGGTCAGGTAGGCCACAGTTCGTACCTACTGAGCAAGAACGCAAGAGCGTAGAGGCTATGGCTGGCTACGGATTACCACAAGACCATATAGCGGTGCTTGTTAGGGAAGGGATACACCTAGACACTCTACGAGAACATTTCAAGCGCGAGCTAGTAACAGGCAAAGCAAAGGCTAACTCTAAGATAGGCCAGACCTTATTTCAGAAGGCTGCTGGTGGAGATGTAACCGCTATGATCTGGTGGAGCAAGACACAGATGAAGTGGGCTGAGACACAGAAGCTAGAACATACTGGCGCAGATGGAGGAGTGCAAGAACATACATTTACTTGGCTTGCATGAAAATAGAACACCAAATACCCTACAAAGCTAGAGAAGCGTTTAAGCCATTCCACAATCGCACCCAGCGATGGGCTTGTCTAGTGGCTCACAGGAGAGCAGGTAAGACTATAGCCGCTATAGCCGATATGCTCAGGGCTGCTCTATCTAACAAGACACCCAGATCGCAATACGCCTACATTAGTCCATATAGAAGCCAAGCTAAGACTATCGCTTGGGAATACTTAAAGTATCTTGCCTCGACCACTGCTGTAGAGAAGAACGAGTCTGATTTATATGTACAGCTAGTCAACGGAGCTAGGATACGGTTATTCGGAGCTGATAATGCTGATGCCATGAGAGGTTTGGGATTTGATGGCGTTTATCTGGACGAATATGGAGATTTTAAGCCTAGCGTATTTGGTAACGTCATTAGACCTGCGCTGTCAGACAAGCAAGGCTGGTGCGTTTTTGGCGGTACTCCAAAGGGTAAAAATCAGTTTTGGAACATATACAATACGGCTCAAAAAATACCTAGCGAGTGGTTCTGCTTAAACCTGCCAGCATCAGTATCTAAGTTATTGCCAGAGGGCGAACTTGAAGCTGCGAAGGCTCAACTATCACCTGACCAGTATATGCAGGAGTACGAGTGTAGCTTCGAGGCTGCGATACTTGGCGCGTACTTTGGTACAGAGATGCGTGAGGCTACAGAGCAAGGGCGCGTTACTAGAGTAGCCTACGACAATAACGCGCCTGTTCATACTGCTTGGGACTTGGGATATAGGGATGATACGGCGGTCTGGTTTTATCAGGTAATCAGAGATGAAGTACATTTAATAGACTTTTACGCCGTTTCTGGTGCTAATATTGATGAAATTGCTGCAAATATCCTGTCAAGGCCGTATAATTTCGGTAAGCACCACCTGCCGCATGATGCTAGAGCTAAGACACTGGCTGCGGCTGGTAAGTCAGTAATCGAGCAGTTGGCGGTACACTTTGGCATCAATAGCCTAGCTATCGTGCCAGACCTGTCAGTACAAGACGGTATACAAGCGGTGCGTAAGATGCTGCCGCAGTGCTGGTTTGATGCAGACAAGTGCAGTGAAGGTATAGAGGCTTTACGACAGTATCAGAGAGAGTATGATGAGGACAAGAAGGCGTTTAGGCAGACACCAAGACACGATTGGTGTAGTCATCCGGCAGACGCTTTCCGAATGTTATCAATAGCTTGGCGGTCAGAGCCGCGGGTCAGACAACCTGATGCAGCTAAACCGCTGATGGTAGGAGAGCAAAACACAGCAACACTTAACGATGTGTGGGCGCAAGCAAATCAACCTAAGAGAGGCAGAATATGAGCATACAATCACCCTATAGATACCAATCCGAACACGTTGCAGTCAGTCAAACAGCACAAGTCTTAGGCGGCACAGGCGCAATCGGTGACTACATCCACAGACTAATATGTACAGTCTCCACCGCTGCTACAGGCAATGTAGTTCTGGTAGACGGAACAGGCGTAGGCATATTGAGCCATACCATTCTTCCTGCATCATGCGGCACAGGTATCAATGTCTACAATATCGAGATCAACGCTGCATCTACTACTGGTGCATGGAAAGTAACGACAGGAGCAGGTGTTGAGGTTATGGCTGTAGGCATATTCTCAGCATAATGCCAAGCCCTAAACAACTAGCTGCTGGACTACAGACCTATACGCCAAAGCGTACTTTGTTGAGTGAGACGGTCAATGGCGTTGAGATTACGCCACAGCAGTCTGCTGCTCTATCTGCAACTAACCCTGCATACCAAGCAATGGACGCATACGGTGAACAGGCTAAAGCTAGATTAATTGGCGCACCAGCAGTAGACCCGTCACTGGACACCTTCGCAGAACAAGCTAGAGCTAGAATGATGGCTAGAAAAAATGCCCTCCGCTAAAGAACTAGCCAAAGCCTTAGCTAGGCAAGACTCAGTAACTAAACAGCCTCGTAATAGGTTTTTTGGCGCTGTTGCTGACGCTGCTGGCTATTTATCAGATCAAGCCGACAGATATGTAGTACCTGAGCGCGATCCATTATTTGGCGGTATGCGTGGTGGTGATCTGCTGCCGCTAAGGAACGTCAACAGACTGCTAGACGATCTAAGCTACGGTGGGCGCATAACTACAGGCAGAGGACAGACTACAACGCTAAGGCCAGAAGTAGTTGATACTGTTGCGTTAGGCGGGGCAATGCGGCCTTTTATACAAAAAGGTGGTGAAGCTGCTCTAAAAACTCTAGCTGAACAGGTACAGAACAAAACTGGCCTACTTGGTAGGAATGTGATTGACCCTAGAATGATGGCTGTACACGCTGGGGGAATGTTTCCGGGTAAAAAGATACCGAGCGTAGACACATTGGCGAAAGTAAAAGATAAGTTTATTTATCATTCTGGCGTTGCTGATGACATTGACAACATGAAATACGGAATAGAACCTACAAATCAGGGCGGTTGGGTAAGAGATGTAGCTAGTGGCGCTGTTGATGATGTTGACAATCTACTTGAGCAGTCTACACCGCTTTCGTGGTTTTCTGACGAACCAAATTGGGTGGCGGCAAAAGTTGCGCGAAAGTTAGGGAAAAACTTTGCTGATGTTACTGATGAAGATATTATTAAGCATGGACACGTTGCGATGATTCCACGCAAAGGCGATCATGCAAGTGACATCTATAAAGTTGGAGAAGAGGGGTTGTCGAACGGCGGGTATTCACGAGTGACAAACCTACGCGGTGAAGAAATGCCAGCGCATCAAACAGATTTATACCAAGAAAATAATTACGGTCATAGAATTGAGCCTTTTGGTGTTGAGCGTAACGAATATATTACAGCAAAACCAGTTGAGCCAATGTTTCAATTAAGTGGGCAGGATTTGCTAGATTTCATGCGTAAATCTGGAACTAGAAGTAATCCATCTAGTGTAGGCGGCGCTATGATTCAACGACCTAAGACAGAGTTCGAGATACTGCACGACACAGCCCAGAGAAATGCTGCGCTACCAAAGGAGCAGGGTGGACTTGCTTTGCCATCTAGTAATACTGGTATGGATAGAGCTGCTGCTATGGGTG